ACCACTAGGCGCCTAGTGGGCTCCTGCAGGAAGCTTGAAAAGCTTAGCAGACTTTCGTCCAATACACGGCGGCTCCCTCTAGGAACAATCGCTTATTGACATGACGGGCCTCGTGGAATGGCACTTCCCATATTTCCCGCTGTCCATTACGAGAAAAAAATAGGCGCACCATTAGCCTTGAGCTTCGGTGAGTTCGATGTATTCGGCTCGCCATTGATGGAATGCTGCCCTTGCAAGGCGCACTTCCTCGCTATTGGGGCCATATAGCCTTCCGCTGGCTTCAACGGCCCTGGCGGCTTCCACAGCAAGCTCCCAGGCTTCTTCGGCAGCAGGGTGAAGGGCCATGGAAGGCAGGCATGGTTTCTTTAGTCTATCCCTGCAAATTCTGCATTGTTTTTACCACTTTTTCTGCATTGCGCAGTTTCGGCAACAACGTGGGCTTGTAGGCATGTTCAGCCGCCAAGAGCTGCAGCGCTGTTTGCCTATCCGCCTCAAGAAGAGCAAGAATAAAGGTTAGTTCTTTGTCCGTAAGTTCAACGCCAATCATTTTACAAAAATGCTGAAAAGTCTGATTGGTGAAAATTCTAAGCGCTATCTAGTGAGGCTCCTTATCCAATCAATGTTGTCATCTTTTGACGCATCTAATACTGCCGCCGCAAGAGCAAAGCAATAGTCGTCCACGCCTGAGTCTTTGCCGCCAGTTACTGCCCATTGGCCGCTTGCTCGATACAACACGCTCAAATTTTTAAGCTGCCAGATGAGCTTTTTGTGCGGATACAGTTCAATTAGTCCAGCATTGAACAGTTCGCGCAGCTTGCTGAAGGCTTTCATCTTGGTACTGACTGACCATGAAAGTTCAGTAATGGGGAAATCCTTGGAAAGGTCTTGAATGATGGCAGAGCTATTGAACTGGTCAAGCGTGATGCTCTGGAATTCATAAAGGCGATGGTGCTCCTTAATCCATTCTTCCACTTTTGCAATGCTCACTTCCTTTTTGCCACCAATCTCAAAATCAGCGTCGAAAGTATGGAGCTTGTCCACGACAAGGCGTTCGCCTTCGTAGTGAATAATGCAAGCAATGTATTCGTCTCGGCCTACGCCACCACGAGCAGGGTCAAGAGAAAGGAAATAGGTGCCAGCGAGTTCACGCTTAGGGGGCAGCACTGATCTGTCTTTGTTCACCGCCACATCTACCACTTCAGGAGCCAGCAGCACAGAGTTGCTACGCCTGAACTGGGCGCCATATTCCACCCAAAAGCTTTCTTCGTCTTTCTTGAGAGCGTTTTGCAGGAAGGGGCAATCAAAAGGCAGATTAGGGTTGATGTCCCATGTGGGAATCTGCAATGCTTGCATGCCAGGGTATTCACCACTTTCCGCTTGTTTGAAATGCTCGTAGAACAAGCCACTGGTTAGCCATGGAGACGACAGTTCAATAATCTTGCCGTGCTTGCCGAACTGAGCAATAGAGGGGGACAGTGCTGTGTACATGGCTTCTGCGCCACGGTTTGCATCGCCGTCAATACTGAAAGCAAGTTCGTCCATGACCACAGCCACGACAGCTTTCCCTCGAGATGCTCGGGCCGAGGCGGGAATAGCTTGGAACACGCATCCATTGCTCAGTTCAATCTCCAAGGATGTTTCCCTTGTGATTTCTTGCTCTAGCGGGCTGTTGATAATGAGCTGACGAATGTTGTCAAGAGCAATCTTGGACTGGCCCAAATCGTTAGCAACCGTCACCACATACCACTTCTCCCCCTTGCGCACCCTCCGGCGGAAGTGCTCATCTTGACAGAAGGCCATGTAGGCAGCAGCCACTGATGCCATGAAGGTCTTGCCACTCCTTCTTCCCATTGACCAAATGGCATGGTTGACATTCTCCTCAAACAGATTGTTGAGAATTCTTTGCTGCCTCGGCCACAGGGGCGTCTTGAGGACTAGTTCTGCAAACTCACTACACTTCAGCACGATATTTAGCCACAGCCAGTTCCTCCATGTTATGCAACAATTCCTTTGGAAAGAAATACGCTGGTCTGTTACGAGCCGGATCTGCCCAATACCGTTCGTCCATCGCTTCTTTTCCCCAGCACCATCCGTGGATGAGAGTGCGATGGTTTTCGATGGTCACCAAGACAAATTTCTTATGCGGATCTTCATTGCGTTGCACGATAAGGTCGTAAGAATGTTTCGACCGGGTTTTGATGTCCATGCCGGGCAGGTCATCTGAGCCCCGCTTGGCTTCGCTTTCTTTATAGAGCAAATGCTTGAGCCCTAAGTAGGAACCCACGGCCATTTCGCCCGCTGCGCCAAGCAAGTGGATTTCCAAGGCTTTGTCGCCACGAGCGGCGCCACGATTACGACCACGAAGCCCTTTTGCTTCATTCACGGACTGCCTCCGCTTTCCTTCCTCCATTGCCTGCTTTCGCTCCTCTTCGGAAAAGACAAATTCAATGGGAGTGGGCATAACAAGACGCACGTCATGGCCATCATACACATCTTTAGAATGGAAGCAAGCCCATAATGTGAACAATGTCGGAAGAAGCAGTGGATCTTGGCCATGCGAACGAAGCTGGTCTGCGAGCGGACGGCCTTGCCAATGCGCTCACGGGCATGGGCATCAAAGGCCGTGACAAAAGCCTGCAGACCACTGCCCAGCCCATCGTCTTCCTGGCTCAAGAAGAGCTAGAGGCGCTGTACGGCGAATGGCTTCCACGCCGCATCGTAGACATTTATGCCGAGCAGGCCACCCGCAAAGGCTTCAAGGTGCTGTTTGGCGGCGAGGGTGCCGCTGCCGAGGAGGTGGTGGGCATTGAACAAACTATCGAGGATCTGCACATCCTCGAGAATTTCATGCTGGCTTCCAAGAATGCTCGGCTCTATGGGGGGTCCGTCATCCTGCTCTACATCGACGATGGGCGTCCAGCGGATCAGCCAGTAGACAAGAGCCGCATTTATGCCGTTGAAGGCATGGAAGTGCTTGACCGTTGGCAAATTGCACCAGTGATTAACGAAGAAAATCTATACGACTACTCCAAGGCAACATATTATCAAATCATTTCAGGCGACCTCATTCGCCAGCCACAACTCACCTACATCCATAAAGATAGGATTTTGCGTTTTGACGGTGACTGGCTTCCCTATCGCATTAGGCAAAGGAACTATGGATGGGGGATGAGTAGTTTGCAAACTGTCTACGAAAGCTTTAAGCACTACTGGACTGGCCTAAATGCTTCGGCCACTTTGTTGTGCGAGTTTGATATTTTTGTTCACAAGATTAAGGGCTTGGCGCAAATGCTGGCCGCTGGAAAAGAAAAAGATGTGCGTGATCGTCTGGTGCTAAATGATATGAGCAAGAGCGTTTATCGCGGCTACGCCATTGATGCAGAGAAAGAAGAGCTTGCTTTTATCAGCAGAAACTTTGGAGGCGTGGGAGAAATCCTTGAAAAGATGCGCGTGGACATCATTGGAGCATCCAAGATTCCTCACACAGTGTTGTTTGGGGAAAGCCCAAGCGGCCTTGGCTCTACTGGCAGAAGCGAAGAGCGTGATTTCGCCAAAACGCTTGCAGACTACCAGCAATCCACTTTCCATCGCCCTCTCAAGAAGCTGATGGAGCTAATCATGCTCAGCCGCACTGGTCCCACAAATGGACGCATGCCTGAGTCATGGCGTGTCAAGTTCAACGATTTGTTCGAGCTGAATGAACGCGAAAAGGCAGACGTGAGAGCCCGTGTAGCAGCCGTTGACGGGCGTTACATCCAACTGGGAGTGCTGAGTCCCAAGGAGGTGGCTGACGCCCGTTACGGTGGCACTGACTGGTCAATGGAACTCACTCTCGATCCGTCCGTTGTGCGGGAACTTCCCACTCAACTTGGGGGTGGTTCCACTCAAGAAAGGGGTGAGATGAAGGTGCCCCCAGGTGGTCGCGATCCCCTTGACGAGGCCAATGGCACTCTTCCCATGGACGGAAGTCGAGAAGTGGAAGATGCTGCCGGCTTGTACTTGCCTCGTGATCTTGAGCATCGACGCGGAGATGTTACTTTTACCGACAAAGATCTGCACAGTCGAGCCGTGGCAGCGGCTAAAAGCAAATTCAAAGTGTGGCCATCAGCTTATGCCAGTGGCTATGTGGTGCAGCAGTACAAGCGCATGTACAAAGAAAAGCACGGTTCAATGAGCGGCGCTTTCAAGAGCGATGGTCAAGAAATTTATGCCGATGATCTTGATAAGTGGTTCAAGGAGAAATGGGTGAGAATTGGGGCCAATGGCGAAATCATGGGACCATGCGGTGCTCGTGAAGAGAAAGAAGGAAAGCCCAAGTGCCTCCCTGAGGCGAAGGCTCAAGCCATGAGCAAAGAAGAGCGTCAAACCATTGTTGCTCGCAAGCGCAAAGCTGATCCCGATCCAGAGCGCAAAGGGCCGGCGAAGATGGTCAGCAGCAAAGTCGATGCCATTGAGCCCATGAAAGTAGAAGGCATGATCCTTGGCAACATTGACGAGGAAGCTTTTATTACGGAGGCTGACATTGACAAGGCTTTGAGTGAATGGAAGGAGGAGGCTCCTGTCAAGTTCAAGGAAATCCTGGAAGCCGACAATGCTGAATGACCTCAGTGCATTTGCAGAAGCAGTGTTGTCTAGCAGGATGGATGCTGCATGGTCTTACGACCGTAACGCTGGACGCTATCGGGACGAACGTGGCAAATTCTTAAGTCAAGCTTCTGTGCAAAAGCTTGTCGACGGACGCATTGATAAGCTGGAAGCTTCGCTTAAGCGCTTCACGCGCATGCTCAGCAATGGATCAATCACCCTTGACCAGTGGCAAGGAAGCGTGCGAGAAGCTATTAAAGCCGCCCACATTCAAGCAGCAATTATTGGCCACGGAGGCAAAGCTGGTATGGGCAGTGCAGAATATGGTCGCGTGGGTCAAAGGCTTCGTTTGGAATATGATTTTCTTGCGAATTTTGCCTCCGATTTGCTTGGCGGTCGCGTCTCTGCTCCCATGGCTTTGGCTCGCATTGGCTTATACGCTCAAAGCGTTCGTGGCAGTTACTGGCTGGGAGCCGAAATCAGACAGCAGGAACAAGGCTATTCCTTAATGCGGCGCATTCTGGACGAGCAAGCCAAGCACTGCGAAGATTGCCTACGTTATGCCGCTCGTGGCGTTGTTTCCATTGGAAGCGTGCCACTGCCGGGACAGCGTTGTGAATGCGGCGCTAGGTGCCGCTGTTCTGTGCGCTACTTCAGGCAGCAACCGCAAGCGGTGCCAGTATAGTAGGGCAAAGTTTCAAGCCCATGAAAGTTCTCGTAGGAGACACTGGTCTGATTGGTAGCGTTCTGCAGCAATCCGCCAACTTCGACGCCACCTTTAATTCCAGCAACATTCATGAGTTGCCGGAGATTGCCAATGCGCCAGGGCAAGTGGACGAACTGTACCTTGCTTGCCTGCCTGCAACAAAATGGTTGGTCAATAAAGATCCAGCAAAAGACTTCAACAATATTCTCTCCATTGTCGATGTTTTAACAGAGGTATGGGCAACGAAAGTAATTCTTATTTCCACCATTGACATTTATCAGCCCGACGATTGCGGAGGCAATGAAAGTTGTTGGACGCATTTTGGACCATTGAGCTACGGCTCTAACAGGCTTTTGTTTGAAACACTTGTCCAAGACACGCTTGCATTTGATACTTGTATTGTGCGACTGCCAGCCGTCTTCCATCCGCTCATCAAAAAGAATATCTTATTTGATTTGCTGAATGATCACAATGTCGATCAAATCAATGGCAATTCGGCCTATCAGTGGTATCCGCTCAAGCGACTGTGGCAAGACATTCAAGAAGTAAAAAATAATGAAGTAATAAACTTATTCCCACCTCCCATCGAAACATTGGAAATCATTGATAGGTTTTTTCCCAGTGCTGAAATCTCATGGAGTGAGCGCATCTCTTATGATTATCGCACCATGGCAACGAAAAGCGGTTATTGGCTTTCCGAGGGGGAAGTAATGGATGCAATGGAGGCATTTATCAATGAAACTCGGGGTTAGTGCAATTGGCTGGGAAGCCGAAGACCATACAGAAATTGTCCTGCATCTTCCCGATGACGTCGAGTTATTGGAAGCAGTGCCCTTTAAGAGGCACAGTCGCTTTTCCGGCTACTTGCAAAAATATTCGGCGCAATCATTGTTCTATGGCATGGACATTGACGCCTTCTGGGACGAGCAAGCGCTGGATTCATGCTTGGCCAATTTGGTGGCAATGGCGCACGAGTACGGATGGAAGAAAATGGTGCTTGGAAGCCCAGGACTGCGCAAAGGCGACAGGCGTTATTTGATGGACGCGCTTGCAAGGGTGAACGATGCCCTTGCTGCTCTCGATTGCACTGTTTGTATTGAGCCCGTAGCCAAGCCCTATGGTGGCGAATATTTCTTCACAGTCGAAGAAATTGTGCAAAGCCTTGCGGAATACTCATTGTCCCACACTGCAACAATGATCGACACTAATAGCGTCTGGCTAGAGAGTCAATGGCCTGAAGATGTGCTTGTTCAATACTTTCCCTATATTAAGCATGTTCACATTAGCGATCAAAATATTGGCCCCATTGTCTCCCAGGAAAAGCATGAGCGTTTTGCTGAAGCGTTGCGCAATGCCGAATACGAAGGGGCAGTCATTCGCGAGCTGTTAAAGGCAAAGAATTATCCAGGTGAGTACCATTATTTCGCTCATCTTTACAGACCCTCCAATATTTCGCGCACTTTTTCTTCGATTAAGTAGATGCCCTGAATCTTGCCTGTATAGCAAGACAGAAGATTGTCCTGCTGTTTGAACAGCGGGGCTCGATATGCACTGGCATTGGTTCGTTTGCTTTTCATTGACAGCACAATACTATGACGAGAAAGATGGTCCAGGAAGCCCGGCCAGTACGAGCGAGCATGAAGCTCTGCCTTGTGTCTTAATTGTTCCAGCTTTTCCATTGGCGGCTCTTCCTCAATGGGCAACACTGAATCGGCGGCAACGCTATGCACCACATGACTCAGGGACATAGTGCCATCGTGAAACGGATAGAAAGAAAACAATGGTCCGTCAATATAAGTGAGCGCACCAAAAGGCAAAGGCTTTTGAATGTCATAGAGAAACATTGCCACTGCCTCAAAGTATTCATTGCTTGATGGCTTTAGCAGCGCATTATTCGTGCAATCAATCACCAAATGAAAATCTTGCTTCAGCCGCTTAATGCCTTCCTTGGTAATTTGTTCTTGTTGGAACACTGGAGACAATTGCTCCGAGAAGAACTGTTTGGCCTCGACGGGAGAAATGTAACGCTCTTGAGTGCGCCAAACCATGGAAGTGTCGCGAAGAAAGTCGGCTTCAATTTCTTCATACTGAAAGATCAATGGAGGGAAGATGCTTCTGACGGTTCCCGCGTCTAGCAAGCTTTCATCTTCTGGCACCGCATACAAATTATCCTCCACTGCGTAAGTGAGACTTCCGTATTCGTGCATAAAACGATCGAAAGTAAATCTGCACAGCGAACGAGTGGCTGCATTCCTTGCGTAGTGATAGCCAAGGTGAAGCCGATTTTGGTTGACCAGCGAAGCGCCGTGAAACGGTTCAGGTTTGCGGTCAAACAGCGTGATGTGGTGTTCGTCTCTGAGTTGATAAGCCAAGTGGCATCCCACCCATCCAGCTCCGATAATCGCTACGCGCATGCCACAGTCCGCTTCTGCCATAGTCTAAAACCCTTGTAAGATGAGGCCAGCTTTCCTTTTCTTGTGGCAACTATTCTCTACTGCGGCGACGTAGGGGTGCAAACTGGTTTTGGGCGCGTGAGCGAGCATTTGATTCCAGCACTGGCCAAAGAGCACGACGTGCATGCCCTGGCCGTGAACTGGCATGGCGACCCCAATGAAATGCAGGAGCATTGCAAAATGTATCCCGCCATGGCCTACGGCTCGGACCCGTTTGGGCAGCATCGCATTGGAGAGCTGGTTCAGAAAATCAAGCCCGACCTCGTTTTCATCCTTAACGACATTTGGGTGGCGATCAATTTGTTTAATGCCATCAAACAATTCCAGGAGGATATTGGCTTCAAAACAATTGTGTACACCCCCATTGATTCTTATGGGCTATTTGCGGAGCTATGCGAGCCTATCAACCACTGGGACAAACTCATCACCTACACGGAGTTCGCGAAGGAAGAACTGCGAAAAATGGGCTATGAAAAGTCTGTTGAAGTGGTAGGGCATGGTACGGACTTTACAAAGTTTTTCCCGATGGACAAAGAGCAATGCCGGAAGGAATTGGGTGTGCCAAGCGATGTATTTATCGTCTTCAATGGCAACAGGAATCAACCTCGTAAGCGTATTGACTTGACCATTAAGGGCTTCATCAAGTTTGCGAAAGACAAGCCCGACGCACGTCTATGGCTCAATATGGGCAAGAAAGATTTGGGCTGGGACTTGGTGCCGCTGTTTAAGCGCGTGGCCAAAGATGAGGGATATGACCCTACGGGCAAGCTGATTCTTACCAGCCCCGAGTTTTCCACTCACAACTGCCTTCCCATTGAACAACTCAACAAGGTGTACAACGCCTGCGACGTGGGTGTAAATACTTGCATTGGCGAGGGCTGGGGCTTGGTCAATACGGAGCATGCAGCTACTGGCGTGGCGCAGTTGGTGCCTGACCATACAAGTCTGAAGGAAATCTTCGGTGAAGTACCTCGCATTCAATGCCAAGGCTCAGAAACCGATAGGAACTATGGCCTCGAGCGTCCGATTCCTACGCCCGAAAGTTTGGCGGAGCTTTTGAGCGGATATTACGAAAATCGTGACTTCCTGGCCGCCGATGGGGAATGGTGCTATAAACGCATTCATGAGAAGCCATTTACTTGGCCCTTCATCCAGAAGCAGATGCTTGGCATCATTGAAGAAACGCTTGCTCAAGGTGCGTCTTCACAGTTCAAGGGCTTCGGCACTCCCGCAAAAATTGTTTGATCACCATGGAAATCTCTCAAATTTTTCTAAGCGACGCGGGGGATGAGCTTTCGCCGTTTCTCCAATATGCCACTGGCACTGTTAAAGCTTCGTTTCCTTCTGCAAATCACACGATCTACACCAAGGAAACACTGAGGCAGTTTATTGCCGACAATTACGACCCTGACGTGCTGTGGGCTTATGACTGTCTGAAGCCCTATTCGTACAAGGCTGATCTTGGACGCTTTTGCTTGCTAAACAAGCTTGGTGGATGGTATTTGGACATTGCCATCAGAGTGGTCAATCCGGTGGAAGTGGGGCCTCGCATCAAATGGTTAGCCTTCAGGGACATCCAGCGCTTTAGCTTCACTTCCTGGGCATGCGCCACGACTGTTCTGTATTCACAGCCCGACAATCCCGCGCTAACCACCGCCATTCAATTGATCGTGAACAATTGCCATGAGCGCTTTTATGGCATCACGCCATTGTGCCCTACTGGCCCCACGCTGCTTGGTCAGGCACTGGCAATGAACGGTCCTGCTTCGGACTTCGTTTATGGTGACTATCTAGAGCTAACTCCTACGCATGAGCAGAAGAATAGGGCTTTCATCCTGCCCGATGGAACTATTATGGCTTGGTCCAAGCCTTCTGGCGGTGGTGATCTTACTGGCGTTGGCGCTAAAGGCGTAAACAATTACAACGAACTTTGGGCCAAGCGAGATGTCTATGCAAGCTGAAGATTGGCACATCTATGTGATGTGTCATGGCGATAACGAGCCTCGTTATTCATCCTCCGCTTCTCTCCATCGCATGAAATTAGGGGCAGAAAGTCTTCCTCAAGGAGAACTGCTGCAACTTTCTTATGCGGGCTGGACCCTAGACAATCTGGGCGAGCATAATATTTCCTCCTACAACAAGTGGTGGTCCGAACTGACTGGCATTCACTGGCTCGTCAACAATGCCACGGAAGAGTTCATCGGCAATGCTCAGTACAGGAGACAATGGGCAGACGAGGGACTGGCTCCTTCTTCTCCCTCAGTGCTGTACATTCCCGAGCCTGAACATTTTGGCTTTTCCATTGCCAAGCAGTACAGAGAAGGGCACGCAGGCATGGACGGCATCGAACAGGCGCTATTGATTGCGGATCGCGGACAAATGCCAATCACGAAAGAAGAACTAGAGCTTGCGCTTGATCAGAATATTTTCTTTGGTCATATCATGGCGCGAGGAGCCCATGTAAATTATTGCGAAGTCATGCAAACTTTGCTGGATTGCATGTGGCCAATCTGGGGCAATTGCCAAGAAAAAATTAAACAAATTGAAGGCTACAATTGTCGATACATTTCGTTCCTAGCGGAACGCATCATGACAGCATTGATCTTGCGTCGTGAAAAGGTGTGGCCAGGGCTTAGCATTGAAACAGCTCCAATCAATTTCTTCCCATAGAAAATGACTAACAAAGAAAAGCAGGCCAAAGTGGCCAAGGTGATGCGCGAATTTAAGAGTGGCAAACTGAAAAGCAGCAGCGGCGAAGCTGTGAAGAATCCCCAGCAAGCACTGGCAATTGCCCTCTCCGAAGCTGGACTTTCGCGCAAGCCCAAGAAGGACATGGGGGATGAATACTATCTGGCCTTCATGAAAGAGCTTGCTGGCGAAGAGGAAGAAGAGGCAGAAATGGAAGACGAAGAGTGCGACACCATGGACGAAACTGCCGGTGAAGCTCGTTGCAAGGGTTATTTGTCAGCCTTGCGAAAAAGCCGCGCAAAAAAGCGCTGAGGGGCGACACTGAATCGTTTGCCCCTCCATCGCCTGTTCGTTCAGCAGCGCGTCGCGGCTTGGAGCTGCGCAAGAAGCATGGCAAAGGCGGCCTGACCACTCAGGAAGCCGGCAAGCAAGGCATTGGTAGTGGCGTTGCTAGAGCGACAAGCTTGGCCAATGGGGAGAAGGTGAGCTACGAAACCATTAAGCGCATGGCAGCGTTCTTTTCAAGGCATGAAAAGAATAAAGCTGGAGGAGAAGGTGATGCTGGATTTCACGCATGGCTCTTATGGGGAGGTGACGCTGGTAGGGCGTGGGCCAATCGGATTATTAAGATGGTGGAAAGCCGCAAGGAACAATCGTGAGCGAATACGTCCGCGTCATTGAAGAAGAAGAAGACGGCATTGGCATCATGAAGGCTCTGTGCATTCTTTCCGCGCATGAGCATCGTGACACTTCCAACTGGCGGCTAGTCGAAGAGCAGCACTTCAAGAATGGGCGTCTTGATGAAACCCACATCTTTGTGCGCAATGCTTATGACAAGCCCCATGAATATTTTGAACCAGTCAAAATGCTGGTCTTCGAGGCCGAGGCTATTGCAAAAAGTTATGTGATGACCGGCATCGAACAACAAATCGAAGGGCTTCAGGACGACGATGACGAGGAAGATTGAGCCGCGTTGACAACAAAATTTGGCATGCCCAATAGCCAAAGCACTGACAGCCCATAAAGCCCGCTAAGAGTGGCAATTTGCACTGCGGAGGGTTCGCTTTCTCCGCGTTCTATGCGGCAATATGTCGATTGTCCTATGTGCAATTGCCGGGCAACATATCGCTGAGACAGCCCGCTTTGCTCTCGCGCATCTTTCAACCGTGACGCTATCAACAGGCGCCTTTGGGGATGTGGCAATTTTGCCGCACTAACTTTACTGGCGTGAATTTTCATGGCAAAGGCAGCTTGCAAATGGTCCACCCTTTGGAGTGCCTTCTTTTTCCGGACAACACTTTCATTAAATTTCTGCGATCTAAATCGTAATTTGCGCAAGTTTCCCGAAGATTGCGGGTAACAATTATGGCCCCACTTGGGCTTGTTAACTTGAAGTAGAACCCTTTGCTGCCCATGGAATGCGCTTGTCTAATTTTATAATTTCTCAAGAATTTTTGTTGAGGAGTAAGAAATTGGTAGTAATCCAAAGGGCATGTAAATCCAGTACTTGTTTGGCGGCTGCGATTTGCAAAATGCGGATTGCGATCTACTTGGTAAAAATTGTGCAGCAAAATCTCTGCGTGCAATGCTTTTTCTGCTGTATCAAATATTGCGATTACAATTTTTTCTGTCGGGCGAAAACTTTTGTCGCTAAAACTGCCCATATAGGCATCTGTCTCCGGTGGCGTTCTGGAGCTTCGCTTCCCTATGTACCCTCTTCCCCATGGTTCGTAAGAATAGTAAACGTAATGCCAGCGCTCCTGCATTTTTGATTCGCATGTGAATCGCTTGTTGCATCATAGCTGCTTTTTGCTTGTAGTATGTATTTATGGATTCACGCCCATGCTTTCGCTACGACGTATCCCAAATTAGTGATTACCAAATCACCGAAGAGGGCTACTTGAAGGTTCGTGCTCGCATTGCGCGTACGGGCATCCAGTCGTACACGGATGCAAGTGGTGGTATCCGCTTGGAATACAGGCCCGAGCAAGAGGTTGCCTCGAAAGAGGCTCTCGATAGCTTTAGGGAAAAATGTGTGACGAAAGAGCATCCTCCCGTGTTGCTTGATGCGTCAAACACTAAGGACTATGCAATTGGCTTTACCAGTGCAGATGTCTCGTATTCCGATGGCTTCGTTGAGTCCACGCTGACCGTCACCGATAAGGAGACGGTTGAAGAGATTATGCGCGGCAATGTTCGCGAAGTGTCTTGTGGATACAAGGTCGATTATGTTGACGAGCCAGGCACTACGCCTGATGGTCAGCATTACGACGGTTACCAAAGAAACATCCGAGGTAACCATGTTGCCATTGTCAAAAGAGCCAGGGGCGGCCCTAATGTTCGCCTCATGCTCGATTCAGCGGATGCCGCTGTGACCGAACTTATCAACTCTCACTTAGGAGAAGTTATGTCCGCAAACATCGTGTTTGACGGCGTTTCCTTTGAGGCTGATTCTGCCCTTGCAGCCGCTGTGTCGGCTGAGCGTGAAGACGCGAAGGCAAGTTATGCCGATATGAAACGCAAATATGATGAAATGATGTCCAACGCTTCCAAAATGAAGGAAGAGATGGATGCCATGAAGAAAGAGATGCAAGGCAAGTGCGACGCTGCCGAAGGTCGCGCTGATGCCCTCGAGCAAGAGCTGGAAGCCGCTAAGGCCGATCTGACTGTTGCTGGTCAAGTGAATATTGATTCGCTTGTTGAAGAGCGCGTTGCCCTCATTGACAAAGCTCGCACCAATCTGGATAGTGAGTTTGATTTTGCCGGCAAGAGCGCCCGTGAGATCATGGAAGCCTCGATCAAAGCTGTTCGTGGCGACGCTGATCTGTCGGAGCGTTCCGACGATTACGTTCAAGCAATGTTCGACACGCTGGCTGAAGCTGCTCCTCGCAGCGACTCCGCCTCGACCGACGAACTGCGCAAAGCTGTGGCATCCATTGCCACCCCTGTTTCTGCTCCTGCGTCCTACATGGACAATCTGCAGAACGCTTGGAAAAACCCCCTCTCCGTTACTAAGGAGCGCTGATTATGGCCGTCGTTTTTTCTTCGGTGAGTTCCGGGACGGCAGGTGGCGTGCAGCAAAGCTATGCGCTTGAGCTGACCGCACTGCTGGAAGGTCAACTTTCCGACATCCGTGACAACACTATTGGCACCTACATCAACGAAACCAACGCCGTCCTGGCCTTCGGTAATGTTGTGGTGTACAACTCTGGCGGCACTGTCGCCAACTCCGCTAAGACCATTGGCGGCACTGGCGAAACCGTCGTGGGCGTGAACGTGCTCACCTACGTTGACGAAACTGCTCAAGATTCCAACAGCCGCCCCGGCGTGAAGGATGAGCAAGTGCTCAACGTGGCCAACGAAGGCGCCGTCGCCCTGTATGTTCATGGCGCTTGCACTCCGGCGACTGCCGTGCGCGTCATCCACACTGCTACTGGCGTCAAGTATGCCGGTCAGCTCACTGGCGATGCTATTGCCGGCAAGAGCGCGATTCTGTCGAATGCCCGTTATCTCACATCCGTCACCGGCTCTGGCCTGGCGATCGTTGAGCTGAACGGTCCTTCGTTCACCCTCACCGCTGACACCTGATAGGAGGCCCTCCAATGTCTGATTTCCGTATGGATGAAGCGGGTCTGTTTCTCGAGCGTCAGCTTGAGTACATCCGCCCTCAAGTTTTTGAAGTCGCTTATGCCGACATCAAATACCCCACCATTCTGCCTGTTACTAGCGAAGCTGGTCCTGGCGCTCAAACCTTCACCTATCGCGTGATGGACGCGACTGGCGAATTCAAGCTCATCGCTGACGCTGCTGACGATCTGCCCCGCGCCGACATCAGCCAAGTCGAGAAGAGTATCAACATTCGCTCGTTTGGTGGTTCTTTCGGCTACACCGTTCAAGAGCTGCGGGCCGCTCAAATGGCCAACATCGCTCTCGAGCAGCGTCGCGCTTCTGCCGTTCGTCGTGCTTACGAAGAGAAAGTGGAAGAAGTGGCCATGTTTGGCGAATCTTCCGTTGGCCTGCAAGGCTTCTTCAACAACGCCACTGTTGACGTTGTTGCTGCTGACAAGTGGTTCACCGATAGCGGCACCACTGCTCAAGAAATGCTGGACCTGCTGAACTATGGCGTTACTGCCATCATCAACGGTTCCAACATGAAGGAGCAGCCCGATACCATCCTCATGGCTTGGGAAGATTACAACACCATCTCCACTCGTCGCAATTCCGATTCTTCGGACGTGACCGTGATGGAATACTTCCTGCGCACCAACCCCTACATCCGCAATATCGAGCCCATCAACCAGCTCGACGCGGACAAGAGCACCCTGTCGAAGAACCGCATGGTGTTCTACAAGCGCGATCCGCAGAAAGTGCAACTGCACATTCCGCAGCCGCTTGAGCTGTTCCCGCCTCAGCAGCGTGGTCTGGAATTCATCGTTCCTGCTCATGCTCGCGTGGGTGGCGTCGCCCTCTACTATCCCAAGAGCGTCCTGTACTTGCAGGCTCCCTGAGGATAGGCAAGTGATGGGCGTTAAGCTAATGAACAGTTCTTTTGAACACAAATGTTGATTGCTTATCGCCCTGAACTTGAAAATCCGCCGCGTGAGGGAGGGTTTGGCATTATCACTGACGCTGGTATGATTCAGCTCAGTCCTGGCGTTAACACTGATGTTCCTGAAACCAAGTGGGATATTGCCCGCAAAAATGGCACCGTCAAGCGGCTTATGGCCCTTGGAGCCATTGAGGAAGTGAAGGAACAGGCTACGGTCCAGGAGATTCCCACGAGCATCGACACTCTCATCCAACTACCACTGAACGAAGCGTTCCGTCTGCTTGAAATCATGCATGACGAGGATCAGCTTCTGCAATGGAAAGGGAAAGAGGGTCGCGTGAGAATCAGAAATGCCATCAATAAGCGTCTGGAAAACATTAAGGCAGGGAAGGTCTGATCATGGCCGTCACCTACGCTACTTTTCTAGATCGCTTCCCTGAATTCACCCCCCACCCATCGGGAATTGTGAACGGAGCCCTTGACGAAGCTGCAGCGGATGCCACCATCGATGTGTTTGGCACTCAAACTGACAGAGCCGTCAAGCATCTCGCAGCTCACATTATTGCCATTCAACTTGCACAAATGGGCATTCAAATTGGTGCCACAGAAGGCAAGGTGTATGGCAATGGGCTCGAAGCCACGCAATATGGCCAAGAGTTCAAACGCATGCTTGATACCGTCGCCGGATCTACCACAGTTGGTTTCGTCGTATGAGCAATGTCCTGTCGCCACTTGCTAATGCCACTTTGGTTTGGCAGGTGGCGTCTGGATACGTCACCGACTCAGGCACTGGCAATTACATCGCCATGGCCACTGGCATCACTTACTACGCTTCTCTTAAGCAAAAGAATAATCCTCGATTTGACTATTTGCTTGGGGCCGATGCCACCGCAGTGTATATGGAGGGCAAGTTAACCGGCCCCCTAACGCTTTCTGGAATTACGCCTGGAAGCTCCGCTGCAGCAACGATCAATGGTAGAGAGGGGCGGTTTGAACTGTTGCCGAACGAACAAATTGCTGAGCACTATTGGCAATTTCTTGGCACACCAATCAGAGGCATTTTTAGACTGGTTGGTAAAGGAAGCGTACAGAACGTCTGACGCTTAACCATTTTCTTTCCCATTGAGGCTTTTCTCATGCTCTACCATCCGACTGAACTGGTTAAGAGCCAAGACGTTATTGTGCGTGTTGGCTCGATTGCAGGCACTGGCCGTCCTGTGATCACCCAGAGTGGCGCCACCTTCACTGTTAGCGGTGCTCCTACCCTCTACACGCTGCAGGCCGCTACGACGGCTTCCGTGGCCTTTAACGACGGCAACACGGAATTCTACCTGCTTGGCGGCGGCGGCTTCTCCGACAGCGTTATCGTCACCTCTCAGGCCACTGCTTCCGTCACGTCCTACTTCCAGAAGGACGTGGATGGCACCGTTTTTGTGCCCAACAGTTTTGACGAAGCGTTCCAGGTGATCAGTGCTTCACGCTATGACAAAGATTCTGAGGTGTATGTTGAAATCAACAAGCAACTTGGAGCTTCTGGGACTACTTACTACTACGATCGCGTGGCCTACGTTGGTCGCGTGATGAACTACAACGAGAGCTATCCCGCTGACAACCTCGTGGAAGTCACCTTCGATCTGATCAGCCGTGGTCGCATCGGCATTCACCAGAACGCTGAAGAGACCGGCAGCATCATTCCGACTGCTCCCAACTCCTGATCATTCTTTTTCCATTGTTTCTTTGCTAGCCTGCCTATACGGCAGGCTTTTTTATTGTGAACATTGCTCAGTTTCGCGATACTATTGTCACCTTGCTTTCGGCTAGCCCCGACTTGATTGGCGAATACATCTTGCCAGATGCCACGGAAATTCCTGCGGTGTATGTGGTGGGACAACAGGGCGTGCCTGCTGAGTGGAAAGTGAAGGGCTTGGAAGTGACCATGAGGCAGTTCCCTGACTTGCGGCCCGGTTCGCCGTTGGGAGGAACTGTCAAGGTAAATCAGCTTTGGGAAGTGATCTTGATGCAATACACGCCTTCTTCTGATACTCTCGCCTTGGCTATGGACAGAATGGTGCGGAGATTTCCCGATGCCACGCCTAGATATTTTCCTGGCGATGACGTGGCTTATGAACGTTGCCGTTTTGTTGTGCCCGATCTCATTCTTCGCCCGTTAGCAGCATGAGCGCCGTTATTCTTGGGGGCACCTTTCCAGAGGGCGAAAAATTAGTTGCAAAACTTGTTGATGCTTTTGAGCAATGGGCGGAGGAAGACATTACTGGCGCTTATTGGGACGATCAGTTCAGGGAGATGGGGCGATGGCAGTATGATGGTGAAACTCGCAGGAAGAACGGCGAAACTGTTAGCTCTCCTCGAGACATTTACGACCTAGGAGCGTTGTACGAAAGTGGCATTAACAGTTACAACTTTACCTTGTCGTCTAATTTGGCAGTGGCGGATTGGAATTGGGACGCAACAAACGGTTCAGGGCGATACTATGCCTACTATGTCCACGAAGGTGAAGGCACCAATCGCACTGGTCGTCCATGGACAGACGAACTTGCAATTGCGCAGAAATTCAAGGGCAGCGTGCCGGAAAAGGCATTATTGCGCCGCATTCGAGCAGCCATTGGAACAAAATGAAAATTGACTACCTGTACAGCCCTGACTCTACGGTTCACGCGATCAACAATGAAATAGAAGGAATGGCCTTGCAGGCGGGCGTGTTGTGCTTGATTTCCTGCAGGGAATCGACCATTAGAATTGCAGACGACAATCATTCGTTTTTGGTAGAAATTCCTAAGGAGTTTCGCTCAAGCCATGAACGGGTGAAGGTATTCAATGCCCTGTTGAACATTCTTGATCATGAGCAAATACAGCTTCCTTCTGCAAACCAAGGCTGAAGACTATTTTCAACTGACGCCTGAGATTCGCCTGAAGAAATACAATGGCTGGCTCGTGGCTGAAGCCATTGAACAGGAGGAGATCAGTAAGCTTCAAAGCCAAGCGACCATTCGTGCCGTGCAACTGGCTAAGCGCATCGCCACGAGCAAAGACATTCCTCTCGACGAGGCATTTGCGCTGTTGCAAGGCGGCAGTTCTATCACCGAAGCAGAGTTGCTTTCTGACTTCACTGACGAAACCATGGCCATGATTACCAGCGGCACGTCCGTTGAGGCCACAAATGCTCGCATGGTGACGGCGTTCGTGCGCTCACGCGGCCAAGGCATGATTGATGGTGAGTGGACCGATCTGGGCGATTGGGAGCTGGACGATACTAAAGGACTGCCTCGCGCCGCCATCGCCAAAGTGGTGGAATTTATTGCTGCCGAGCAAGACGCGGAAGTTAAGGAGGCCGCTGATGCAGCAAAAAAAGCGAAGAGCAAGCCCCAGGGTCTGTCGCAGAACAGTTAGAAGATCGGGCTAGGAAATTCTTACAGGCTCTTACCAATTGGAACGACATCTATTTTCGCCTTTCAGCCTCCGACCTGAAAGACCATAGATGGCATGCGGATCAATTTGGCAAGCAGTCTATTCGCGATGTCAAAGCGGCTCTCAAATACCTTGAGAAGCACGATATTGCTAAGCACAACATAGAAAGCGTTGCCATCGCCAAACTTGGGACGATGGTGGCGGGAATGATGGCGGGCAAAAAGAGCACCGTCAAGGCAGAGCATTTCCTGCCATTCGACACCAAAGCCATTAAAAAAGAGGACGGCATTACTGATGCCACCCTGATTATTATGCAGCGTCTTATGAAAACGCGACGCATGGACGGCAGAGTGATTGCACTGTTGGCCGACGAAATAAAAGCCTTTGCTGGGCGAAACAAGGAAGAATGATTATAGAATTAAGAAACTAGAGACGCTGGCGCAAAATCGTGGCACAAGACGCACAACTTCTGCTGAAAGTAGGTCTTGATCTGTCCACATTTAGGAATCAACTGGCAACGCTTGGGCAAGCGGCGGCTGGGTATAACTTGCCGATCAAGCTTAAATTTGATCGCACTGTCATAAAAAACGAACTGAACAGCCTTAGGCAATCCTTGGGGCGTCAAAAATTTAACATTGAACTGAATATCGTTGGCGGACTTACCAAGGATCAGTTTGAAAAAATTCAAGCAAGGCTTGACGCTCTTTCTAAGACAAAAGCGGTAGAAATACCAGTCAGCATTCGTTCCGCTGTCACGCAGAAAGATGTATTAAGTGTTGTTGCTGGCATCAACAAGACTATCAAAGGTTCACCCGCGCTAGAGAATGCTGGAGGCAAAATTCGTATTGGCACAAGCATCAAGCCTTCCATTACGCAGGCAGATGTAAGAGAGTTTAAGAAGGCCGTCACGGAATCTCTTAGTGGAATCAGTGTCAATGTAAAAGCGAATGTTCAAGGCGGAAAGGGCGGAGTACCTCCTGGATTCCCTGATTTGATGGAATACATGCGCACACAGGGGATGGTCGGAAAGACTGCCTCTGGCATGGAAATGCGCATGCGCAATGAGCCGGGCGGTGGCCAGCTTGAAAGAGTGTTGGATACGTTTGCTCGCGGAGTCTTCCGCATGCTCGGAATGGACCCTGCAGTGATCAGGGCACAAGAAGCGGAGAGGAGGCGGCTTCCTGCTATTAACTGGGAGGCCATGGTTCCTCCTGCTCGAGGCGTAAGCACGACCTCGACCATGGCATTGGCTCCGGGACGAGCGTTCCCGCAACTCCCCGGCTCTGCTTTTGCCGAGCAGAAGCGCTTAGTTGGAGATATTCTAAATCCAGCACTGAAGGAAGCCTTGCGCAATGCCGCTAATGCATTTGTTGATGCAGTGCGCAATGGATTGAACGCTGCTGTTCGCGGAGTGCAAGTTAGAGATCTTGGCGCTGCGGGAATGCCAATGCTTGGCGGTGGAAGGGTGGCTGGGCTGCTGCCTGCTGGCGTGGGCAGAGTCGCGTCTCCTTATGCAACAGGCGCTCTTGGTCGCGATGGAGAAACAAGGGCAGAAATGCTTGCGCGACGGGAAAGGGAAGCCCGCGTGCGTTCGGCATTGAGAGAAGTGGATGTAATGGGAGGAAGCGCAGGAAGAGCACCCTCCCCGTACAGCCAGTCGTACAGAGCCGCTCGTTCGCTGAGTGCAATTGTTCCATATCAAGCTCCTGGGGCGTTAGTAGCGACCGGAGGCGGACAAGGTGGCGGAGGCGGCGGAGGCGGCGGAGGTGGAGGTCGACGCCCTAGTGGCGGAGGGGATCCCTTTGGCGGTCTTGGGCGATTGTCTCTTCCCGGCGCGGGAACCATTAGGGAACTGGGCAGTGAATTCGCTTTTGCCACCAAGCAAGTGCTCCTGTTTGGGCAAGCCTATAAGCTATTGGCGTTTGTTCAAGATTTTCCGGGGCAAGTTGGGCAAGCAGTAGGACAACTGCAGAGCTTTAGAAATACGCTCAATGCGATCTCGCCAAGTGCTGCTGAGGCTGCAAAATCAAACGAATTTATCCTGAGCATTGTCGATAAATACAACGTGCCTATTCAGTCGGCGCGTGATGGCTTTACCAAGCTTTACGCATCCATGGAGCCTGCTGGATTCCGGGGCGAGGAAATTCGCGGCTTATTTGAAAGTATTTCGATGGGAGCGGCCACATTTGGCATGAGTGCTGACAAGGTGGATCGTGTGATCTATGCCTTTTCGCAAATGGCAAGTAAGGGGCAAGTGATGAGCGAAGAACTTAAGGGGCAGTTAGGAGACGTGCTCCCTGGATCCATGGCTCTGTTTGCTGAAGCCGCTGGCTTCAAGGGACCAGATGCGATCAGCAAGTTTTCTAAAGCTCTGGAAGATGGCGTGTACAAAGGGCAAAATATGGTGAAGCTTCTGAAAAACGTTCGCGTTGTGATGGAGCAAGAATTTGGACCGGGAGCTGAAGGTGCTGCTCGCACGTTCCAAGGCGGCATCAATCGCATGCAAAATTCGCTGCGGCAGCTATATGAAGCATTTGAGCCGGTAGCGGTTAACTTCATGAATCAAGTGGTAAAGCCGTTGACAGACGGTCTTCGCATTGCTGCCGATGGCTTCACTGCTTTTCTTCAAGGTGTTGCCGCTAAAACACCTCAGGGCGCTGCATTTGCACAAGAATTGGAAAGATTGAGGCCAGCACTGGAAGGTATTGGAAATAATTTGAAAGGGCTTTTGCCGACTTTTGAATTATTTGGCAATGTATTATTAAACGTTGGAAAGCTTCTACTGGCAATTGCAGGCAATCCTATTGCCGGATTTTTGCTAAAAGTTTACACCAATGTACTCTTGGTAAATGCTGTCTTTAGCTTGCTGGGCGGCAAAATTCTTCTTGGCCTAATCGCAAGTACAAGTACGGCTATTGCTCGATTTATAGCTCTTAACGTGCAAATGGGCTTACTGCAGCGAACGAGCGCGGTAGCTGGATCGACGCTGGCTGGTACTCAGCTACAAATGGCACTTCTCTCTCGCAATGCCACAGCCGCAGTTGGCCCAGTGGGAACGCTTGTCACAGCATTAAAAAGTATCGCCGCCATTGGCATTATCACCGTTGCGATCAATTTAATTGTCACTGGACTAGGAAATGCAATTAAAGCAAATCAAGAGATTGCCAAGTTGCGAGGACAGCGACAGGCGGGTGGCCAAGCGGCGCTTTACGGAGGCTCAGTGCCGTTGAGCGACAAGACAACTGCGCAAAAAACTCTGCAGGCAATCAAAGCTGAAAGACAGCGTGGAGTGCCATTGGCAACTCGACTGCTTGGCTCCCTTGCCCCACTGGTTGGCGCTCCAACACCTGCGGACGTGCTAGATCGTATTCCGCTACTAAAGGAACGTGAACTAGCGGCAAGGGGAAAGCTGGGGCTTCCCACGAGAGCGCAAGCAGCGGGCACAGTCGTGTCTAATGCTGCTATGGAGGCTATCACGGGTGGTGGTGAAGGCGGCGCAAAAGGTGGCAAGAAAGGAGCCGCCGACAAAGCCGCCAAAGCTGCAGAACGGGCCGCGAAGGAAGCGCAGACATTGGAGGCAGTGCTCAAGCAGTTGCGAGAGGAAATTCGCATTCGCTCTCGTATTCTGCAAATTGATCAAAACATTGCAATGGCTCGTGCCGATCAAGATGAAGAGGCGGTTGCTTCTTACGAATCGGACAAGCGTCTACTTGAAATAGGCACGCGCAAGGCGAAGATTCAAAAAGATTTTGATGCAGGCAGAATCAAGCAAGCAGAATATAACTTGCGAATGCAATTGCTGGAGATTGATAGAAGCGAAGAGCAATTACAGCATGAAAACGACATCAATCGTCTTTTGCGCGAAAGATATGGAATACTGGATGCCGTGGTTAAAGCGGCGCGAGAAGCTCGCCAACGCGCATTTGAGGCGGGAGGAGTTGGCGCTGACACATTCCGCACGGATATCAATCTAATGCCAGAACTGACTGGTGGGGAGTTGGGGGCTGGCTATGCCGCAGCAAAGGATCAGTTGGCGGAACTAATGAAAGCATCTAATCAGATTATTGGCGCTGCGCAAGCTATTGGCGATGCTTTTGCAACATCATTCAAAGGTGTGATTTCTGGATCCATGTCAGCACAACAAGCTCTCGCTGGATTCTTCCAGAGCGTTGCTAGTTATTTCTTGGACATGGCAGCCAAGATGATTGCAAAATGGATAGAAATGCAGATCATTGGGTTAGCCATGAGCCTTCTGCCGGGGGCTGGTGCCATTTTCCCGAAGGGTGTTGGCAATTTCTCTGGAGCTTTTGGCGCAGGAGGCCCTAAATTTAGTCCTGCCGTCTTTGGTGCAGCAAATGGTGCTGTATGGGAAGGCGGATTCCAAGCTTTCGCGAACGGAGGCATTGTCAACGGTCCAACCATGGGATTGATTGGTGAAGGTCGTTACAATGAAGCGATCGTGCCATTGCCCGATGGTCGCTCCATTCCAGTGGAGATGATGGGAGGTGGCAATGGTGACATTAGTATTACTATTAACGTGGACGCGAAAGGCACAAAAACGGAAGGCGACGAAGGCCAAGCAAAAGCACTGGCGAGCATTGTCAGTGCAGCGGTGCAGTCAGAAATCGTCAAGCAACAGCGCCCTGGCGGCCTTCTTGTCCGATAGTTAATTATGGCCACTTTTCCATCCATTGCTCCCACTTTTGATGCGCAAAAGCGCAGTCAGCCACGAGTTCGCACAGTTCAATTTGGCGATGGTTACGAGCAACGTCTTAAATATGGGCTCAATCAAAACCCAAAAGAATGGTCTCTCACTTTCATGGTGAACGACACCGATGCCGACACCATTGAAACATTTTTAGACGCTAGAGCTGATGATGCAAATTCATTTGATTGGACTCCACCAGGAGAAAACTCTTCTTACAAGTGGGTATGTCGCGAATGGACCAAGCAATTGCTAGGCGATGGATTTAATCAAATCAACGCCACTTTCAACCAAATCTTTGAACCATAGTGGCTTATTCTGCTTGGGCTTCTAGCACTGCTTACACGGTTGGTCAAATCGTCCGTGCGACGGCCCTGCAGGCTAGCGGCCTCGTATTTCGCTGCACAGTGGCCGGCACAAGCGCCAGCAGTCAGCCTTCTTGGCCGACTGACATTGGCAGTACCATCATCGACGGAGGCGTCACTTGGACGGCCGTAAGTAGCGTTTACGAAGAGCTATCAGTGTTGGCACCGAATGCCATTATTGAACTGTTTCAGCTCACGCTTGATGCCACTCTCCATGGAAGCAGCGACACTTACTATTTTCATGCTGGCGTAAACGCAAGCGTCACTGGCAATATTGTTTGGAATGGCAACGAATATGTGCGTCTACCTATTCAAGCGGAAGGCTTTGATTATGTAAGCGGAGGCACCCTTCCCAGGCCCACCTTGACAGTCGCAAACTTGGGGGGCGAAATTAGTACATTGATTCTTTTGGCAAATGCTGTAACGCCCGGCAACGATCTGGGCGGCGCAAAAATTACTCGCATTAGGACATTAAAAAAATTTCTTGATGGAGAAGCGACCGCTGACCCACATGCAAAATTTCCCGATGAAATCTGGTATGTTGATCGCAAATCTTCAGAAAATCGCGATGTAGTGCAATGGGAACTGGCGAGCAAGTTGGATATGGCAGGCATGATGATTCCAAAACGTCAATTGATCGCTAATATTTGCCAATGGCAATACCGCTCCGCCGAATGCGGCTATACAGGGAGCAACTATTGGAATGCAAGTGACAACCCTGTGGGCACTTTAGCCCTTGATGCTTGCGGTAAAAGACTGAGTTCGTGTAAGCTTAGATTTGGGGCCACTTCGCCATTGCCGTTCGGGTCTTATCCGGGCGCGGGGTTGATCGAGTAAGGAAATGGAAATGAAGCTAAGTGCCGCTTTGCAAGCTGATATCTTACGGCACGCCAAGATTTGCGACCCGAAGGAAGCGTGTGGACTAATTCACGTTGTCAAGGGGCGTCGTCGATACTTTCCTTGCACAAATATTGCCGCCACTCCCGACGAACACTTTGTTCTGGATCCTAGTGACTATGCTATTGCGGAAGATCTGGGAGAGATTATTGCAGTGATACATAGCCATCCAATTAGCCGCCCCCAGCCATCAGTCGCAGATCAGATTAGCTGCAACAAAACTGGTCTTCCGTGGATAATAGTCAACCCCAAGACTGAAGAATGGGGCGGTTGCGAGCCGAAGGATTTTGACCTACCCTATGTCGGTCGTGAATTTGTCTTTGGTGTTGTTGATTGCTATGCATTGGTGCGTGATTGGTACAGGCGAGAGCTTGGCATTGAACTGGCTGATTTTGAACGTCGCGATGGCTTTTGGGAGAGAGGGGAAAATCTTTACGTTGATGGATATAAGAGTCAGGGGTTTCGTCAAATTGCCTTTGAAGATTTGCAATACGGTGATGGAATTTTAATGCAGCTTGGCGCTGATCTCCCTAACCATGGCGCTATCTATCTTGGCGATCAGCAAATTCTGCACCACGTCCAAGGAAGACTATCCAGCAGGGACGTTTATGGTGGCTATTATGTAAAGAATACTGCCATGGTCTTGCGGCATGAAAGTCGTTAAGGTGTATGGCGCTCTCCGCAAGAAGCTCGGGCAGTGCCGGTTTGAGTTTGACGTTGACACACCTGCTCAAGCAATCAAGGCGTTGTGTATCAACTTTCCAGGGCTTGAGCAATGGTTGATCAACGAAGAAGCGGCAGGCGCTGGTTTTCGCATTGGACTTGGCAAGGACAAAATTACAAAACAAAACCCCGAAGGTTTGGTTTTACCATGGTCGGAAAGGGAAGTTTTTAGCATCACTCCCGTAGTTGTTGGGGCTGGTCAAGGTGTTGGGCAAATTTTTGCGGGCATTGGCTTGATTGCTCTTTCTATTTTGGTGCCAGGACTTGGGGGTGGCGTTGCTGCTGCTACTATTTTTGGTACGCAATTTACTGCACTTTCTCTAGGTATTGGCCTCACTGGCGCAAGTCTTTTGCTGACAGGCGTGTCAACTTTAATCTCGCCTCAACAAAGCATGGGCGGCTTTACCTCTGGACGGGAAGCGGCGCGGTTGGAGAGCTTCAGTTTCTCAGGTATTGTCAACACATCCAAGCAAGGATTGCCAGTACCAGTGGCCTATGGCCGTCTTTTCGTGGGCTCTGCGGTGATTAGCAGCGGCCTTGATGTAAATCAAACAGCATGACCTATTCCATAGTCAGAGGTGCAGGTGGTGGCGGCGGTGGTAGCGGCTGTTTTCCGGGGCATACGCTTGTCAGCGTACCTGGTGGTCAACGTCGCATTGACTCATTAGAGCCTGGTGACGTAGTTTTAAGCTTTGATGATCAAGGGCGAATTATTCCGGCTCAGATCCTTAAGCTTCACGTTCACGAAGATCAACTTGTCAATCGCTACCATTTTTGGGGCGGCAATTACCTAGACGCCACTCCTAACCATTGGGTGTTAAACCAATTCAACGCCTTTGTTTGTATTGACACGCTTGGAGCAGATGATTGTTTGGTCGACGGATTGGGGCACTTGCGTCCAATTTTGCACAAAGAAAAACTCCAAGCAACCACTGTTTACAACTTAACGGTTGAAGGGCAGCATACTTTCATTGCGGATAATATTCGCGTGCATAACGCTGGCCTCGGCGCGACCATCGCAGGCGCTGGTGGCGGCGGAGGCGGCGGTAAGGGCGGCGGTGGCTCGCAAAGCGTGCCCACCGAAGCAGATGATTCGCTGCAGTCTGTTCAATATGCCAGCGTTCTTGATTTACTCTGCGAAGGCGAGATTCAAGGGCTGGACGATGGCCTGAAGAGCGTCTACCTTGATGGCACCCCAATCCTCGGCCCTAGCGGAGGAAGCAATTTTACTGGCTATACCACCGACTTCCGCGCTGGCACTCAAGCTCAGTCATACATAGCGGCCACGAATGGCACGGAGTCTGAGAATGGTGTGAATGTTGAAGTGACTAATGCCACGCCAGTCGTCAGGACCGTCACCGATACAGACGTGGATCGCGTGAGGGTGACCATTCAACTGCCAGCGTTGCAAATTATTGAAGACGATGGCGATATCATTGGTCACTCTGTGCGCGTTCAAGTGCAAGTGCAATACAACGGTGGCGGTTACACCACTGTTGTTGACGATACGATTAGTGGTAAAACGACCAATAGCTATCAGCGCGATTATTTACTAACCCTTAGCGGTAGTTTTCCCGTGGATATTCGCTTGGTGCGTGTGTCTGCCGACGAGAGCAGTGCTCGGCGCCAAAATCGCACCTTTTGGTTTAGTTATACAGAAATTCTTGACGAAAAACTACGCTACCCAAACTCGGCGTTATCATTTCTCCGGTTTGATTCACGACAATTTGATAATATTCCTACGCGCAAATATCTAATTCGTGGCATGAAGGTAAGACTGCCTTCTAATGCTACTGTTGATACCAGTGTTTATCAAGGACGTGTTACATATGCCGGTGTGTGGAACGGTACATTTGGGGCTGCTACTTGGTGCGCCGATCCTGCATGGTGCCTGTGGGACTTAATGACCAACACTCGCTATGGGGCGTCCATTCCCGAAGCGACGCTGGACAAGTTTGATTTTTATGCCATCAGTCAATATTGCAACGAGCTGGTTAGTAATGGCTTTGGCGGGTTGGAGCCCCGGTTCCAGTGTCATATGCTTTTGAATAATCGCGATGAAATTTACAATGTTATTCAAGAATTTGTTTCACTTTTTCGTGGCATTGCTTACTATGGCGCGGGCTCAATGGTTGTGTTACAGGATAAGCCTGCATCGTCTCAATATCTTCTAGGACCAAGCAATGTAATTGACGGCAACTTTAGCTACTCAGGCAGTTCGCAAAAAGCCCGACACACCACGGCCACTGTCGGCTATCAAACTTACGAAAGCCTTGGGGAGGTGCAGTTTGAATATGTAGAAGATGCGGATGCTGTGTCGAAATATGGTGTGATCAATAAAGAAATCAAGGCTATGGGCTGTTATAGCAGGGGGCAGGCGCATCGTCTTGG